GCTGGACTTAGTATCGCGAACTTAATACCTGCAACACTAATGATATCAACTTATTCAGTAGAATTAGTTAATGCATTTCCTACTACAATGGTAGGAGCTGATTATAACAATGACCAAGATGGGTTTATTGAAACAACAGTACAATTGTCTTATACAAACTGGAAAAGAATTCCAGCTGGACAATTGTCTTTCTCACTTAATTTTTAGAGGTAAATAATGGGACTCCCTAAACTAAATAATACATTAAAATATGAATTAACAATACCGTCAACTAATAAAAAAGTTCGGTTTAGACCTTTTCTTGTAAAAGAAGAAAAGAATCTAATGATCGCGATGGAAAGTAAAGACACATCAACAATTATTCATACTTTACTCGCTATCATAAAAGAATGTGTTGATGATGATATTGATGTAAACAAACTTGCTACGTTTGATGTAGAATATATGTTTTTAAATATCAGAAGTAAATCTGTTGGTGAAACATCAAAAATTGCACTAAAATGTGCTGAGTGCGGTGAAACAACAGAAGTTGTTGTACCAATTGATGATATTAAAATAGATGTACCAAAACTTGAAAAGACTATTCAAATAACTGATGATATATCAGTTGAAGTTGATTGGCCAACATACTCAGCTCTTTCAGAGTTTAATATTACAGAAAGCACAAACACTGAAGATCTTTTTAAAATAATGGCTAAATGTTTTAAATCAATCAACACTGCTGAAGAAAGAATTGATGTTAACGATGTTTCTCTTTCAGAAGTAGAAGAGTTTATTGAGTCTATGACAAATGAACAATTTATAAAAATTAGAAATTTTATAGAGGCAGTGCCTCGTCTTAAACACGATATAGAATTTGTAGGTCAAACTGGCCATAAAAACAAAGTAACAGTGGAGGGTCTGGAAGGTTTTTTATCCTAGCTCTCAGTCACGACTCGCTAGATAATCATTATCAATTAAATTTTCAATTGATTCATAGATTTAATTATTCGTTGGCTGAGATAGAACATATGATTCCATGGGAAAGAGAAGTATATGTCGCTATGTTAATGAGACATTTAAAAGACGAAGAAGTAAGGATGAAGCAAAATGGCAGCAACTCTTAGAGATGTTATAGAGCGGTTAGAAGAGAACCGAGAAGCTCAAGAAGACACAACTCAAGAAGTCTTTAACCTTGGTTCTAGAGTAGATCAATTACTCAAAGGTATGAAGATTCAAAATCTAGATATGCTCGAAGCTTTGAGAGAATCTGCTGCAGCAGTTAAAAAAGCAGCGCCCGCTGCAGGCGCCGCAGGTGCAAAACCAACCGCAGCTGCTTCTGTTAAATTTAAAGATGATGGTCTCTTTGCAAATCTACCTAAAAAATTACCATTCTTAGCTGGACTCGCAACAATTGCTGGAGGTTTGACGATAGGTACTATTGGAATACTAAGAGCACTCGGTCCTGCTGGTGTTGGTATTGCAGCTTTCTTTACTGGATTAGCTGCAGCTTCTGCTATTATGAACAACTTTTCAAAAGATGGTGGTGTAGGACTAAAGAACCTTTTGAAGAATGTAGGTGAAGGATTAGGAACCTTTGGTACAAAACAATTTGCTGCGTTTGGCGCGGTACTAGCTGCAGGCATAGTATTTCCTAGAAGAGCTGGAATGGGAATGGCATTAGCAGGCGGAGGCATTGGAGCATTTTTAACTGCACTTGCTCTTTCTTCAGGTGCTGCAAAGTTCTTGTCTGGTGATCAAGGAGAGTCTATAAAAAATTTATTAAAAAATGTTGCAGAAGGATTAGGAGCTTTTGACCTTGGGACTTTTGGAGCATTTGCTGCATTAATTGCTCCCGGAGCTATATTTGGACTTGTACGGGGTGGAGTTGTAATAGCTGGTAAAGCTGCGATTGGTATGGGTTTAATCGGAGCTGGTATTGGTGCGTTTATTGGTGGTTTAGCAGCTGTTACAGATTTTGCAGCTTTGTTTGGAGTGACTGGCAAAGGCTTTAAAGAAATGATGACAAACATATCTGCTGGTTTAAAAGCAACTGGAGATATTAAGACAGAAGGTCTAATGACAAAAGTTTTAGCAATTGGAACAATTGGTCCTGCATTAGTGTCAGCCATACTTGGTTTCACTGCTGCTCAAGGCATTGACTTTTTAATAGATAGCGCTAAAAAAGTGATAAACTTTTTAACGTTCGGTATGGCTGGATTAAAAGATCAAGCGAGTGCAAGAAAGACTCTTATACAATCTCTTGTCGATGCACTACTGCCTTTAAGAGATATACCTGATAATCTTGGAGCTGGACTTGATAAGTTGGGTGATTCACTCGTCAATTTTGTAACTAGCTTTAACACTGTAGGAAAAAATTTAGACATAGACACTTTTGCAGATACGTTTCAAGAGCTTGGTCATGCGTTAGCTACAACTCGAAAATTAATATTTGCTATGGCAAACGGTGGTGAATTTAAAATACCCGGATTTCTTGCACAGCTCGGTCGTTTAACTAATTTAGGTGGAACGATAGATTTTGGACCGGCCGGTGGCGGTGGTATGTTAGATCCCACTTTAAAACTTGATGAACTAATTAATAAGATAGGTCAGATAAATCTTGTACTAGGAAAAACTAATGTATCAGCTGTTGCTTCTCAAGGAAATACAACATCACAACAGATAGGTGCGTCGAAAGCCAATGGGAATACTGATCGGCCGATAATAATACAAGACAACTCTAACAAATCAGGTGGGAATAGCATTAATAATCAAGCTGTACTCTTCCCTTCAGCAACAGCTGCAGATACAAATGATCCATTGATAAATAGAGCTATAGCTATGAGACTTATACCTTCTTGAGTACCCGTACTTAAAAGATTTTAAATACCCAATTCTCTGCACAATCTTCAGCATACCGTTCGCTATGAAGAACACCATCAGTTTCCATCTTTCGAGTTTGTGATAGATGTCCATGTTCATAACAATCAACATACCAAGCTGGATCGTCTTTATATCTAAAAACGGCAGCCTTTCGGCTACCGTCCCAAAATTCATGAATGACTGCTTTAGTCTTCATTAGCTAACCTCGCAAAATATGACATAGTATCGTCATCTTCACTAGGAATATTTTCAGCTGTAACTGGCTGAACTGGAGCCGGAGCTGGCTCATTCATCTGAGCAGTCTGAGCCATAGTTGGCGCACCAGCCATTATAGCTTCTTCACCAAGAACTCTACCTAATTTAGCTTTTAAATCATCATAGGTTTTATAATTCTTTGGATCGGTGAATTCAGATAAATCGTGCAATTGATTATAAAGTGCTTCTAATTTAACATCATCACCAGAGTGTAAAGGAGTTTGCGCTGCGAACTCAGATTTATCGTAGTTACGATAACCTTCAACATTTCTAATTTTAAGTTTGAAGTCTGCACCTTCCCAGAAGTCAAATGGATTGACCGCTTTTTCATCAGCGAATTCTGGTTGCATTGAATCCATAATCTTATCGAAGATCTTTTTACCAAACTTGTAAAGAAATACTTTACCTTCGTTTGCTGGATTTGATGGATCTTGTAAAACAAGCATATTGACTACATAATGTAATCTACGCTTTTGATCTCTGGCTCTATCTTTATCAGATTCAATACCTGAATTCCAAAGTTTAGAGTTAAGTTCACCGACTGGATCAGGTTGGCTAATAGATGTAAGTGAGTTTTCAATGTACCATAAACCAGTTGGTCCTTTAAATCCGTGGTCCCAATATCTAACCCATGGGAGTTCTTGACCTTCGGTTGCTGGTAAAAACCTAAGAAGAGCGTAGCCATTACCTGCTTTATCTACTGTTGGTTTCCAGATTCTTTCATCAGTGTAGTTTTTCTTTTCACCACCACCTGCTTGATCTGCTGCTTGAATAAGTTTTGAGATTTGATCTCGGTTTTGTTTTAAATTTGCAAAAGACATATATTTTCCTTATATTTGCTGAAATATGTTACTGTAATATTATACAACATACATATGTTGTTGTACACCATTATATATACGCTTAATCAGAGAATGCTGAGTCTAGCGTATTCTGTTTTGGTAAGTAGTTTAAAGCCGTTGCCTCGGCTGCTATTTTGTCTCTAATAATTGGAGAGACAAATTTCTTCATATCTTCTGGTTCAAGATCGTTCTTTTCGCAGAGATGTAATACTGCATCCATATAACTAATCTTTAATTCGCTTACTGTCTTTTCAATAATAACAGTAAATTTAGATTTAGTTAAAAATTCTTCTTCGATTGTCATTTATCAAATACCCTTAATAATATTGTATCTTTGTTAATACGTCCATTAGCTTCTTTACCTTTGGTACTTAAACCATCTAATTCTTTTTGAATTTGATTTGATGTCTTATCTAAAAGAATAGGTATAAAATCCATTGGTTTTCTTAGTTTTATTTTAATACTGGTTTCTCTATTAAAGTTTTTAATTGTAGAACCAGATATTTGGAAACCTTTCGGATGATCGGTTTGGTAGTAAGAAAGTTCTTTATATTTTGTATTGAATACAAACAAACGAACTTTACCAACAATTTGTGCTGGATTAATCGATACAATCTTAAATTCAGAATCTTCTTTCTGATATTTTATACGAGAAACTTGCTTATCAATTGAAGGTAGTTTCGGTATTTTAATTGATCTAGTAGCTTTCTTAGCTGCTTTAATTCTATCTAAATCAGCTAACATTGATTGACATTCTTTAATACGACGATTGAGTTCTGATCGTTTTAAATGAGAATAGCCTTCTACTGCTTGTTCACAGCGCTTATGATAAGCGTCTTCATAATCAAGCAACCAGCCCTCAATCACCGTACGTACTGGAATAGTGGCAGATCCACTTAGTCCATGTTTACCAAACATTTGGTAAACGTCCAGAGAAGCCTGTTCACCTTCGATCCACGAGTCTTCAAGAGAAAGGAGATCTTGCATAATCGTGTTACTGATCTTTTGTTGAAGTCGTTGTTGAGGAGAGAGTGTGATAACATTAGAGTTATCCGACTCCAACTTTTTGGCATTATATATAGCTTTGCCTTCTTCAATGAGAGGTATTATCCTTTCAAATAAATGAGACAAATAGCTTGCAGCCTTCTCGGATTCTTGTGTCTTGTTTAATTCAGCGTTATACCAAAATGCTGTAGCTGCATGATGTGTCATACAAAATTTGTAATCTGGATTTGCTAAAATATATTTAGATGGTTTAGGGAAGTTTTTCTTAACCCATGTTTTAACTTGGCTGATACAGTCTTTTTTATCAACGTTCATATGAAAATAATCTTTAACTGCGTCGAAACCTTTTTCAATTGGTGCACCATTTACACCAGTACGTGCTCTTGATCTAGCAATTTTCTTTTTTGATTTTTTACCTTTTAATGCAGCTAATCCCATTACACGCTCTCCGGCATGTTTGGAAACTTAGCTAGAATTCCGTTAACGCGATCTAAATAAGTGCAGCATAACTCTATCATAAACTCAGGATTATCTGTGCAAAAAATATCAAAAGCGTGTAAGCCTTTCAAGCCATCATACTGAAAATTATCAGTAAAGCCTTTAAGACCTTTAGTGTTCTCGAGATAATCTAAATAGTACTCGATAGCATTTCTTTCTGTGGTTATATTAAACATATATTGTCTCCTCAACTAATGTTAAATTTTTATTATACTAGTATTATACACCGATTTCACACAAATGTACATAAAAAAGTGAGCAGTATGTAAATTAAATGATTAATGTGTTAATTACTTTTTATAGAATATATGTTTACCAATAGTATTAGTTTTAATCATATCTTTAGTCCACTTAGGATTTACGTAATCTGCATGATACCATAAAGCTCCATCAACTAAGTCATCATGAGCATTAACCATAACTTGAAGTGACGACTTAACTGCCTGTTTCCAAGCGTCATGATCTGTGTTTCTTACGTCGTCAGGTTTACCATCACAATACCAGCTAAATTGACATCTATTTTTTACTGGATATTCTTTTTTAGGATCTTTCCACGATGCTCGAGTCGGTCCTTGAAAAACAACTTTGCATATTCTGTTTGGATATAAGTCAGACTCAACTCTGTTCATAACAACTTGGTTTACTGCAATCATGCCTTCATAGCTTTGATTACGAGCTTCCCAGTAAGCATTAAGTGCTAAACACATGAGTGCAGAAGCTGCAATAGACATTGTCTATGACCAGTCCTGTGCAGCGATCCACTTCTGAACTTCGCCGTATGTTGGTCGAGTATCACTAGTATGGAAATGCACACTTGCGCAACCTTCACCATCACTAGTTTCTTCTTCTATCATCCAAGTCCAATGATTATCTGGATGTAAATCAATTTGAATTCTAAATCTATCATGTAGGTATTCGTCACGCGGTCGACCACTTGCTTCTATTTTTAAATTTAAAGGTGTTTTAATAGCCATTAGTTTCTCCTCATTTGCGCGTATTGTTTAGGATCGTCTCCTCTACCGACAGGTACTGTGTTCGATTTATGTAACGTTGCGAGTCCAGTAATATAGTCTCCCGAGTAGACATTAATTTTTGTTTTACCTTGGACAGCACCAACAGTATCTGACGTTGGAATTGCACGATCAATTTTATAATTAGGAATTTTATTACCACTAGATTTTTCTTTATCTTTAAGCTGCGAAGGATGTACACCTCTCTTCATCAACCATGCATCGTGTGCAGCTTGTACTTTTTCCCATCCAGGTTTTCTTTTTTGCTTGCGCTTCTTACTATTTATACTGCTCATACCGCGTACTAAATGCATTGTCATTGTGATTCCTCGCTCCATTCGTTATACCAAAAAATAGCTGCAGATGCAATTCGTGTAGGATATGATTGTAATCCATAACCTGTACCAGCTTTAAGCGATTCTTTATCAACTAATTCTTTATGATAATGAGTAACATCATCAAACTTTTCGTAAAGCTTATTGCATAGTAAATCATAATCCATATCTGTTAGAACATTCATATCTTGCTTATAGTACAGATAAGATGAAGTCAAATAATAAGTAAGTAATTGATTTGGCTTCAACTCATTTATATTAGGATAAGCTGACATATTAATTCCAACCTTCAGCTGATTCATATTCTTTTTGGTCGCGGCATTTGTCACCATAGTGTTCATCAAGATATTTAGGAGCGTCTGTCCACGCATTGATGTTATCATCACCGGCAAATTTATCCATGAATGAGGTTTCATCTCTTTTAACAGAGGCGTTTTTCCCCATCTTTTTGTTGAACTTTTTAGTAACTTTTCTTAAAGCTTCCATACGTTCTTCAGCAGACATGTCTTTTGTGATGATAATTTTTGATTTTGATTTCATATTTTTTTTCCTATTTTCATTTTAATAAGTATATTATACCATGATTTTAAACAATTGTACATAAAAAAGTGAGCAGATTTCAAACTAAATGATGAACTTGTTAATTGAATTTGGCCTGCCTTGGAAGACTCGAACTCCCGACCTCTGGTTTCGTAGACCAGCGCTCTATCCAGCTGAGCTAAAGGCAGTTGTAAATGTTTCTCCAGATCCGATAAGAAAAATGAAAGGAAAAATGGATCTGGAGAATTTCTAAGCATTAACTATAATCTTTAAAGTTTTTGCTATCTTCGTTATCGTCAAAACCTATAGTATAAGCGATAATTTCTTTTTCAGTCAT